CGAGATCGACTTTCAATGAACCGGCGGATCAACAGAGTGGCCTGCGCATAATCAAGGCCATCGGGTAGACAGTAGGTCTTTCCGTCCGCGATCGACATTTTTCCATATGCCAGACCAGCAATTAAGCCGCTAATATATGCTCTACACAGTATTTCGTCTGTCTCATTCAACAGCAAAACCGGGCAGCGCTGGTAGAAAAAACCCGTGGTCATTTCGGCCTGGGCTTGTAGCGCATAGCTGCTCAAAAACAGGCATGCCATGAATAGAATTGGTCGCCGAACTCTGATCTGCATGGGCGCGATGCTGCTGTTGGTGATGGTCTGGGCGTTGCTAGGACGCTGGATTTAGACCGGTCTCGTTATGCGGCCTCGGTTTCTTTTTCGCCGAGGTTCCTGAGGAACTCTAACGCCGCGGGAATCAGCCTGGGGTCCAGCGAATCAATCGTTGCGGCGATCTGATCCTTGGGAATGACCGGAACAACCTCCTCGGGGCCCTCACCGCGCAACAACCATTCCTGAGTTGTGCACAGAGCTTTCGCGGCCTCCAGCAAGACCCGGGGCCGCTTGGCCTTGCCGGTCTCCCAACCGCCGATGGTCTGTTGCGGAATATCTAGAATTTTCGCGAGCTTAGGCTGACTCAAGCCGAGCTTGAGGCGCCGCGCGCGGATCCGGTTCCCGATGCCTTTAGGCGAGGTATCAGCCATGCCGGCGAATCTACCGAATTCTAGGTTCCGGGTCGCCGACAGAGTTTTCGGTTGAAACGTACTTAAAAATGAGTAAGGTGATTCCATGTCGAATGAGGCACTCAAGCGGGCATGCACGTTAGCCGGGGGGCAAAAGTCCTTGGCGCGCCGCATTGGCACGACGCAACAGCAAGTCTGGTACTGGATCGAACGCTCCAAGCGGGGCGCGAAGGCTGAATTCGTGCTGCCGATCGAAAGGGAAACCGGCGTTTCCCGACATGAACTTCGCCCTGATCTGTGGCCCGTCGAAGTTGCCGAAGAGGCCCGCGCATGACGCCGCAGCGGGAAGCGAACAACCTTGCCCATGAGGGGTATTCCCGGTCCCAACGAGGGACAGCCATTCTGCGCCTGTCGTCTGCCGGACACAACCGGATTCAACGGGGCGTCGCGGATTTGTGTTCCCTCTACCTGAAGGTGTGTCCGGAAAGTTGTCGTGCATCGGTTTTGCGTGTGGGGGTTGAGTTGCCATGTCCGAATCAAGCCAGCGCGTCGCGCGGCGGTCAAAGCCTTTCGAAGAACAACCGTGCAAATTTGGAACAGTTGTTCGCGCGCTGTGGCCGGACAAGCCGGCGCTCAACCTGGCGCAACGCGCCGGCATCTCCGAGCGCGGCGCGCAATATCTCATCGACGGCAAGCGCAAGCCGAACGCGCGCGCGGCGCTCGTCGTCTATGCGGAAATTATCGGGTGAGGGGAGGGCGGCATGATGTCTGAACTCCGCAAACCGATCGAAATCAGAATTCACGATGCCAGCATCGGCATTTGGCAGGACGACGCGCGGGACGCCTCGTTCCGGTCCGATGTTTATGCCGTGCTGATCCGGAAGATGCGTGCGCGCGGCTGGTCGATCAAGCGGGACCGGCACGTGCACCGGCATCATCGCTGCATAAGCCCGGATCATCGCATGGGCGCGCGGGGCACGCTCTGCTGCAGCATCGAAATCACCGGCCGGGTGGTGAAGGTCGAATTCTGGTCGATCACCGCGCCACAGTCCAACAGAAACGGGCGGCGCTTCGACTTCGACAAGATGTCGCGCATGCATCACCTCGATTGTCTTCGCGTCGAATTGGAATTTCGGCGCATTATCCGCTGGCTCGAGGCATTGGCGCCGGTCAAGGTCTCGCGGTCGCTTGATCGCGATATTCCCGCGCTACAGATTATCCAGGCTGGCTACGCTGAAAGCTGGCACAAGGACAAAGACCTGGGGCGCCCGAACTACACTTACGATTCGCAGCGATCATCCAAGGACGGCGCGCTTCTGGAGCACGGCCAAACCGTTTGGCTTGCTGACCGAAAGGGCCGGATCGTTCGCGGAGCGGCTTACTACAACATCAATAACATGTGGTGGGTTGTCGCTGGCGGGAAGCTGTTCAACGAAGGCAGCCACTCGATTTATGCCAAACAGCCTGCCGATCTTCGCGCCAAACAGAACGCGCGCGCGCGCAGAAATCGCCTCGAAAAGGAATTGTCCATCTCTGTTGAGCGTATGGACTTCCGGCGGGCTGAAATATTGAAGCGAATTCTATTCGGCAGCGAGCAGACATTCCAGATCTGGGCGCGCGACCACGCGGCTTATTACCGCGCGCAGTACGCCGGCTACACGTCCGACCGCATCAACGCCGGGAAATACACGCGCGCGGAAGCTGAAGCCGAATGCCGGCGTGTCCCCCATGAACTTGAGATGGTCTGCCCAGACGGCAGCCACATCCGCTTTGATCGGAAGGCCGCATGAACCTCTCGCAGCGAGGGCAGTCGAAAATAACCTGACAGGGGCCGCATCACACACACCTGGCCATTGTCCAAGACCTTAAACTTCGTTTCCCGCGCGTTCCCGCGTTTAGTTGCTTATCCCGCAAAATGTACCTGCTCGTCCCCTCGCGTCGCTGCCTCGTTTCGTAGCGTGAGCCCTGCTGTCTGTCAAAAATCGAAAGCGTTCCTCCCATGTCTGTCGACGGAACCCTGATCTATCTCTCGATCGGCGAAGTGATCTGGCTGTTGCTGGATCGTCTCGGCTTGATCGAAAAGAGCCGCGAGCAGCTGCGCGCCCGGGGCGTGGCATCGTCTGGGCCGATCATCGTGACCTCGACCATGATGTCGATCGTGCTGTGGCCGGGCTACCCGATCGTGTTTGTGCTGGGGTTTTTGTTCGGGATTATCCAGGCGGTGCGGGGGCTGCGATGACGCTCAACATCCAGCCCGGCGGAATCCTGCAGCCTGGCGAGCCTCGCTATGAAAGCCTCGCCGCCGAATTCGCCTCCGAGGAATTTACCGACATGGTCGCAGGCCGCCTGGCGCTGCGACATCCGTTCTCGTTTATTCATCCGTTCGCTAACCTGCTGCCCATGATTCCGGAGCAACAGCGCGAGGCGCTGCGGGATTCGCTTTCCGAGGGACAGAACCATCCAGTCGTGTTTTATGTCGGCAAGCTGGTCGACGGACGCAACCGGGTGCGCGAGCTGCTCGAACTTCGCAAACCCATCAGCTTCATCGTGTTCGATGGCACGCCCGGGCAATTGTTCAAGTTTGTCGATGATGAGAATTTCAAGCGTCGTCATCTCACGTTCAATGAGCGGCTGGAATATGCGGCCCGCGTCGCACGGCTGCCGCTTGGTGTGAACCGCCATACACTAGATAGCTCACGTGAGCTATCTACATCATCTTCCTTGCCTTTTACCGATCAGCCTGCCTCGGAAGTGCCAGCCGAACCGCTGATGACGCAGAAGGAGGCTTCCGAGAAATACGACGTCAGCGTTGCATCGATCAAACGCTACAACACCGTGCTTGATCAGGGCACGCCCGAATTGCGGCAAGCCGTGCGGCAGGGCGATGTGACGGTCAACGACGCGGTCAAGCTCGCGGCACTGCCCGCGACCGAACAAAAGCCAATCCTCGATGCGCTGCCGCGCGACGCCGCCGGCAAGCTGACGCCGGAAGCGAAAAAAGAAGTCCGAAAGGTTGCGAAGGAAGTCCGCTCCGAAGACCAGACCGAAAAAAAGCGCAAGCGCGACGAGAAGGAAAAACAACTCGGCGCCAAAATCCGCGCGCTGCCCGACGTCAGGGCCGGGCTGATCCTGTCCGACTTCGAATGGCACTTCAAGGTGCGCTCGGAAGAAACCGGCATGGACCGGCACGCCTCCAACCACTACGTCACGGCAAAAGAAGCCTCCACGCCGGAAGCGATCGTCGAGCGGCAGCGCGAGCGCATGGGAATCGCGGCGGATGACTGTATCCATCTGATGTGGTGCCCGGCCTCGTTCAACGCCGTCGCATTGAAGGTGATGGAGCTGCAGGGTTTTACCTACGTCTCGCAGCTGGTCTGGATCAAGCCCGGCATCGGCACCGGTTTCTGGATCCGCGACAAGCACGAACTCTTGCTGATCGGCGTCAAGGGCAAGATCCCGTGCCCGGCGATGGGCGATCAATTCGACTCAGCGATCGAGGCGCCGAAGGGCGAACATTCGAAGAAGCCGGATTTCGCGCACCTGTTCGCCGAAACGTTTTTCCCCAGCCTGCCCAAGGTCGAATTGAACGCGCGGCATCACCGCGAGGGCTGGCTGCAATGGGGCAACGAGGCGCCGGAGACCGAACAACAATCACTCGACATCGACCCGGCTTCGCCTGGCGAAGCCGGCAGCGAGGAGGCGGCATGAAACAGTCCCGCCTGATGTCGATGCTGGAAACAGCCCTCTCCACCGCCGCGGGCTTCGGGCTGTCGCTGTTCCTGCAATGGCTGATCCTGCCCGTGCTGCTCGGGGTGCCGGTGCCGCTTTCGACCAATCTCGCCTTCGCCGCGATCATGACGGTTGCCTCGCTGGCGCGCGGTTTTGTCTTACGGCGTCTTTTCGAAGCGCTGCATATCCGCAGGCCATTGTCGGCCTTCGTGCAGGCGGTGATCGCGGAGCGCGGTTACCCGGATGTCAAAGACAAGCGTTTTTTCATTCCGAATTTCTGGCCGTGGCATCCGGACTGGTGGAAACCCGCCGGCTTTCGCCGCGATCTCGTGAAAGCCGCCGCCCTCATCATCGCCGAGGGCGAGAAGTTCGACCGCAACCGCAAGCGCAAGGGACCCGTCTGATGTCCCTTTCCCTCTCGCTGTTCGACCTCGACGGCTTCGACGGACTGATCGAACAATCGATGCCGTGGTTCGCGCTGTGGCTGTTTGCGGTCGCGCTCGCTCTGGTTTGCGTCGTGACCTTCCGATGCGTGGAGCGGGTGCGGCATCGCTCGCCGGTGGACCGGCTGTTGCGGCAGGGGAGGCGGGTAGGGTGAAACCGCAAAAGCAACTGTTCCGACACCGGCCGAACGAGGGGACCTACGGCGACTGTCACCGCACAGCAATCGCGTGCGTGCTCGATATGGACGCCAACGAGGTGCCGCATTTCATGGATGGAGGCGCGGCGGAAGATGCACACGACCGCTTCGAACGATGGCTCAACGATCGCGGCATCGCGACAATCAACGTCGTCTTTCCTGGCAAGACGCCTCTGTACGACGTCCTTCAAACCGTTGCCGTTACAAATTCCCGGACTCACCCTGTTTTCATCCTGGGTGGACAGAGCCGCACCGGCTGCAACCACAGTGTTGTCTGCTGTGATGGTGAGATCGTCTGTGATCCGAGCCAAGATGATTCCGGCATTGTCGGCCCGTGTGACGACGGCATGTACTGGCTGACATTCTTTGGGGCTCTGCATGCGACGACGCTACCGATGCGTAAAGCGCTGGAGGGAGGCCCGACCGACTACAAGATCGCCAGCGATCAAGCGGGAAGACTGGAGCATCCGCAAGATCGCCGGGGAGTGGCTGCATTGTTGCGGGAAATGCGGGGAGCCGACGTGAGCGAAACCCGCACCATCCATGATCCTTTCCTCAACAAGGATGTCGAGATCAGCGACCGCCTGGTCGATCGGCTGCGCGGCAAATACGCGACTGGTCCGATCCTTCCAAACGGCGAGCCGGAGTTCGGCTGGCATCAGTTTCCAGTGCCACCGATCCAGCAACAGGCGGCGGATGAAATCGAGCGGTTGCGCACGGCCCTGCAAGGCATGGTCGGTAACTTCAAGCCGTTCACGATGAAGCCAGTCGGGGCTCCCAATAGCTCGGTACGAGCTGAGCAAGATTCACAGATCAAGGCGCATGTGGCTGCGGTCGCTGTGCTGGCTGGCGGGGATATTTCCGCATGACCGCCGCCGCCCTTAAAACCCCCGCCGTCATCCTGCGCACCGCCTCAGGCGAGCCGCCGCTTGGCCCTTCGGACCTCGCATTCCGCGACGACCAGGGCGAAATCTTCCTGCACGACAACGAGCGCTACCGCACACCAGCGACGCGGCTCGGCGTGCTGGAGCTGGAAAGCGGCCACTGGCTGGCGCTGCCGCCGGGGTTTCATATCGACGCGCCACGTTTTGAAGGCCGCAACGCTGCGCTGCGCACGGGAATAGCCCGGCTGATCCGAAAAGCCCGCCGCTATGCGCGGGCGAAAGACGGCGAGGGCACGCATTGGACGGAAGGGTTTTCCGGGCGCGTGATCGAATGGGCGTTGTCGTTGAAGGCGGAAAAGGATCTGGATCACCTCGCCCGCGAGAGTGACGCGGCACCTATCGGTCACCCCGGCCCTGAGAAGCCTAACCCGTACATGGTTCAAGGCCCAGCGCTGATCTCGTTCAGCGGCGGCCGGACATCGGCCTATATGCTGCAACAGATTTTGCAAGCGCATGGCGGGAAACTGCCGGAGGATGTGCACGTCACGTTCACAAACACGGGCAGAGAACTCGAAAAGACCCTCCGGTTCATCCACAACTGCGAAGCGAATTTTGGGGTGAAGGTGCATTGGCTTGAGCGAACTCCTGATGGCGGATTTGTTGAAGTTGGCTACAACTCGGCATCCCGATCGGGCGAGCCGTTCGCTGCCTTAATTGCAAAGAAGCAATATACGCCAAATGCGGTAACGCGGTTCTGCACGGTTGAATTGAAAATTCGCGTCATGCGCGATTTCGCGCGGTCGCTCGGATGGGAGCGCTGGAACAATCTCGTCGGCCTTCGCTATGATGAAGGTCATCGCGTTCTGAAGGCGCTTGAACGCAATGATCGCGGCAAAGAGCGGTTCAAGGCCGTGATGCCGTTGTCAAAGGCAAAGGTCACCAAGCGTGACGTGATGCAGTTCTGGTTGGGCGACAATGCCGATCCAGTGAATCTCACTCATCCGCTGCCACAAGGTTTTGACTTGGGCCTGCGCGACTATGAGGGCAATTGCGATCTCTGCTTCCTTAAGTCACGGGCCAAGCTTGAGGCCATCATTCGCGAAAACCCCGGCGCAGAACAATGGTGGGTTGAACAAGAGAAGATCGGGAAGGGCCGTTTTGTTACTGAGTACAGCTATTCCGATCTCAAAAACCATGTGGGCCGATCTCCACTGCTCTTTGATGATCAAGAACACGATGTCGAGTGCGGACTGTCATGCGCGCCGATCGTTGAGGACGATACCGAAGCCGGGGTGACCGATGACAAGAGCGGCGTGCGCAGTGGCGAGGTGAAACAAACTACTACCGACGCTACCGGCGAGCCGCCGGGACAAACGGGTCTCGGCAATGCTGAGCCTGATCCTGTCCGTGAGGCTGGATTACACGGCGGCTCACCGGTGGCGTTGAGCGACCCCATCGATCGCTCTCTCTGCGAAGCCCATCGCGCCCGCAAAATCTATCCCGCCGGCCACTCCTTCGCGATGACCAACCCGGTGCTCGCCGGCACCGTCAAGACCGTCGGCACCTGCACCTGCGGCCATATCTTCGTGTTCCCCGGCGGCGATTACGAACGGATGGACGCCGCGATCGAAGCCCATTGGCAGAAATTCGACACCTCTCCCGACAAAGTCGACGGGCGGGGCCACCCAATCGAGGCGGGAGATGGGGCCGTCGATCCCAAAAAGGGGGCGCGACGCGCTCCGGGAAAACGACGGGCGTCACCCAAGAAAGGCGACAATCCGGAACTCGCCGAAACCGCCTCGCCAGAGCCGGCGCTCATGATGCCTTGTGCGAACAGTGCCGGCTCGCCCCTTTCCCAACCCGGCGCTGGAGGGCAATCTTCTGCGCCGATTGTCGCGGACGCGCTCCAGTCGTCACGACAAGAGCCCGCGCCTGTTGCGCCCCCCTCCGGCGCGGGCTCGCTTGTTCAGGCTGCGCCAATTGGCGCACCCGTCGAAAAGGTCATTACGTCGCCTGATGACGTAAACGATTTACCAAACGGAGACACCGCAAGCCCACCTCGGCACCTTGCCGATGTGGGGACGGATGGAGCGGCGAGCGCGAGCGCTTCCCAACCGTCGTATTTACTCGCGCCAGCCGACCCGGCGACTGATGAGGGGGCGAGCGGGGACGCTCGTTCGCACGCACCTCCGGCGTTTCTTTCCGCACCCGACTTCGCCACCACCATGGCCGCCGAACCGTCCGACGACTGGCCGGAACTGTTCAAGGCCGCGCATGATCTGGCCTGGCGCGAGCCGGTCAAGGTGACGGGCTCGCTCGCGGCGCTACTGGATTTCAGCAAGGTCTATGCGGCTGGCGGTGGAAAGGCCGAACGCCCGGTCTTGCGCTGGCACGGCGGCAAATGGCTGCTGGCGCCCTGGATCATGTCACACTTCCCGCCGCATCAGGTTTACGTCGAACCGTTCGGAGGTGCTGCGAGCGTGCTGCTGCGCAAGCCACGGGCTGCAGCTGAGGTCTATAACGATCTTGATCATGACGTCGTCAATCTGTTCCGGGTGCTGCAGGACGAAGCGAAAGCGGCGCGACTTCGCGAGCTATTGATACTGACGCCATTCGCGCGTGAGGAATTTGATCTGTCTTATGCGCCGACGGACGATGACGTCGAAACCGCCCGACGGCTGATCATCCGGTCCTTCATGGGGTTCGGATCGAATGCTCACGCGACCGCAAAGACGGGCCGCGCGCAGACCGGATTCAGGGCGAACTCCAACCGCGCGGGCACCACACCGGCGCGGGATTGGCAGAATTATCCAGACTGTCTTATCGGCACTGTCGAACGAATGCGCGGCGTCATCATTGAAAGCCGCGACGCGCTGACGGTTGCTGCATCGCACGACGGCGAAGAGACGCTGTTCTATTTCGATCCACCCTACCAGCTCGAGCTGCGCAATCCCGGCAATCCCTACGACCGCAAGCACATGTACCGCCATGAACTCGATCGGGAAGGTCACATTGCGCTCTTGGAGGCGCTGAAAACCTTGCGCGGCATGGTGGTGTTGTCGGGTTATCCCGATCCGCTTTACGACGACGCGCTGCCCGACTGGCGCCGCGTCGAAATCGATGCTTTCGCCGACGGCGCGCGAGCGCGCACCGAAGTGCTGTGGCTCAATCCGGCCTGCGTGGCAGCACTCGATGCCCAGCATCCGCAGCTGTTCGATCTGGCAAGCTTCGATGCCGTCAATACCCCCCCCTCGGACGTGATGGAGGTTGAGGCGTGAACAGTGGAATTTACGTGGCCTTGCGCGTGAGGTGGGCGGCCAAGTGGCGCAATTTGCGCGATGTCGGCGGCTATCCGATCACTTCGACGTGGATCGATGAAGCCGGCGAGGGAGAGACGAAGGATCTCGGGGAATTGTGGGCGCGCGTCCTCAGTGAAGTTACCTCGTGTACCGGCATCGTCGTCTATGCCGAACCTGGAGACTTTCCGCTCAAAGGCGCACTTGTCGAAGCGGGCATCGCGCTTGGAGCAGCGCGGACGATTATCGTCTGTCTGCCGGACGTCAAACTGGAGGAACGCAGCTGCCGGCCGATCGGATCTTGGATCAATCATCCAGCCGTAGTGCGGAATGACTTCGTGATATCTGCGCTGATGCAAGCGAGCAGGGGGCAGCGATGATCCCCGACTACACCCCGCTGTTCTATTGGGTCCGCGAGCGCGAGCAAATCCGGCTGCGCAAGGAAATGCAGCTGGACCGTGCGTCCTGGACGGTCGATCCGATCCTGTCGACCTATCGTTTCTGCAACGTGCGGCGCGAGGATGATCGTGGCACGATCTGGATTCGCGAAAACATCCGCGACCGGTTCGCCGGGCATCCGCATCTATGGCTGATGCTGTGCATCGGCCGGCAGATCAACTGGCCGGACACGCTCGCGGACATGATCGGCATGGGGGCATGGCCGGACCGTCCGGCATTTTCGCCCGACCGGATCACCGAAGTCCTCAACCGACGCAAGGAAGAGGGCAAGAAAATCTACACCGGCGCCTACATGATCTCGGCGCCTTCGACCAAGGGCGCGGACAAGCAGACGTATATCGCTGAAACCGTGATCGGCGCGCTGTGGTCCCGCCGCGACGTCTTCGCAAAACACTTCGCTGGCATGCCGACGCTGCAGCGCACGCATGAATTGATCACACGCTCGAACGGCTGGGGTCCGTTCATGGCCTACCAAGCCGTGGTCGACATGAGGTTCACGGGGCTGTTGAGCGGAGCTTGCGACATAGCGTATTGGGCGGCGGCCGGCCCCGGCACGCTGCGCGGGCTGAACAGGCTGCACGGCCGGCCCGTCGATGCCGGGCTCGGCCAAGCCCAAGCTCTATCGGAGATGCGCGCGATCTATGAGGTGGTCGAAACTGAGACCCGCGTCGCGATGGATTTTTCCGACGTGCCCAACATCCTCTGTGAGACCGACAAGTATTTGCGCGTCAAGAACGGCGAGGGCAAGCCCCGCGCGCTCTATGTGCCGGGGAGGGGTTCATGAAAAAGAACCGCCCCCGGCCGCCTCTGGTCATCGACCTGCTCGCAACCACCCTGCGCAAGCCGACGGCGCGCCCGCTGGTAGAGCCCGCCGAAGCGGTTGCGATCGCACTGTCGATGCTGCCGGCGAAGTCGACCGGGCAGCTCTGCACCCCGGATTGTGCGGCCGTCCGGCATGTGTTGCTGGCGCTGCAGATGGCGGGATGGAAGTTGGAACCGCGATGAAGGAAGGGAAGAATATGGCTCACCGCACCAGTGAAGGCGCGTCGGCAGTCATCGGTCAGGCGGCAGCGCAGGGCGTTTCACCGGACCCGCGCCCGTGGAAAATTCACCGCAACAAGCGCGGATGGCCGCGCTGGTATCAGCGCCTCGTTGAAGCATGGTGGATTTTGACCGGTCGATGGTCGCTGCACGGTGCTTGGCAGAATGGGTTAGATCACGGCAGTGCCGTGACCTACCAACGGATCATCGTCAACGGCGGCGACCTCATGCCGATCATCGACGCCGCGATTATCGCGGCGTTTGCTAGCCTGCCCAACGGATCGTTGCCTTCAGAAGATAGATTACGAAGGCTCCGTAGAGACGCATGGGACAGGTACAAAACGGGCCGCCAATCTGCCGGGCTCCGCTTCTTTCCAAATAAAGACAGCCAAATAACCTGACAGGTGACCGCAGCACACCCCGCCGGTCATTGTCCCCCAAAACGAAAGTAGCTCCAGATGGCCCGGCGAGAAGACGTCCCTGCAGCGCGCGTCCTGTTCGGCAAAGGGCCCGGACAGGCCCTTTCGATCCACGGCTTTCCCGCGAGCGAAATGGGAATACCGACCGTCGAATGCAGCGGCGATCTCGACGGCCTGCGCTTCATGACGCCGGAGACCGCCGAACAGCTCGCCGACGGTCTCAGACTTGCCGCCCGTATCGCGCGCGGCGAGGTGCTGCCGACGCCACTGGATCAGTTTCTGGAAAAGAACAAGACATGACCCCCGACCAACTCCAGCAATTGCGCCAGCGCCTCGCCGAAGGCCGCCAGCCGGTCTATCGCGGCGAACAGTACAGCCACCCGCGCGGCTGGAACGATGCGTTGGATTTTGTCGAGCGGGTGATCAGGGAAGTTGTGGGGGAAACGGCGTGAATTTATCCGCTCGCATCATAGAGATGTTGACCACGCACCAACTGCCGCTGTCGGACGAAAAGCAGCTGCAGGCCGCGATCTCCGATGTGCTCGAGGCCGCCTCGCTCGATTTTGAACGCGAGGTCCACCTTGGCCCGCGCGACATCGTCGATTTCATGGTCGAAGGCGTGGCGATCGAGGTCAAGATCAAGGGCGGTCGACGCGACATCTACCGCCAGCTTGAGCGCTACTGCGGCTATGACGCGGTCACGGCAATTGTGCTCGCGACAAACGTGCCGATGGGCCTGCCGTCCCTGATCTGCGGCAAGCCGACGTCGATTGCTGCCCTGGGGCGAGGCTGGCTGTGAACATGGTTCTGCAGGGTGACGATCTTCTGGAAGCGGCCTCGCGCCTCGCCTGGCGCGATGATGAGGTCCCTGCGCGCACCTATGGCGCGCTCACCTATCACGACGCCGCGCGGCGCTGGAGCATCACCGGGCTGGAGCCGCAGGTGGCAATCCGGATCAAGCGGATTTTTCCGCGCATCTCGGCAACCCAAGTCGGCTCGTTCACCTTTACCGACAGCGACGAGAGCCGCGCCGAACTGGAATGGTTTCTGGAGCGCTACCCTCTTGTGGTCTCGGCGGCCGATCGCGCGCGGTTAACCGACGGCAAAATCCGGTTCGAGCGGCTGCGCGCCGATATCGAACAGGTGCTGCGGACCGACTGGAAACCCTCCGCGACGCCAAAACGCCTGCGCGAGGGCGTCGTGCTGCGGCCGAACCAGGCGCGCGCGGTCGAAGTGGCGCAACGACTGGGGCGGCTGATCGTCGCCGACGATGTCGGGCTCGGCAAGACCCATGCGGCGCTGGCCGCCGTGATGGACGAACGCTATCTGCCCGCCGCGGTGATTGCGGAAGCCCATGTCGCGACGCAGTGGCAGAAGGATTTTATCGAGCCGTTCACGACGCTGTCCTCTCACGTGATCCAGGGCACCCAAGCCTACCCCCTGCCCGACGTCGATTGCTACATCTTCAAATATTCCAACGCGTTCGGGTGGGTGGACCTTGCAGCCACGGGACAATTTCGTTCCGTCATTTTCGACGAAATCCAGAACCTGCGCCACGGCATCGGTACCTTGAAGGGCGGCTCGGCAAAAGTATTCGCCGACAATGCCGCGTTGCGGATCGGGCTGTCGGCCACGCCAATCTTCGGCTACGGCGGCGAGATCTTCAACATCATCGACATCGTCGAACCCGGCATTTTGGGCTCTAGGGAAGAATTCATCCGCGAGTGGTGCACCTCCGACGACGGCAAGATGATCGTCAAGGACGCCGCAGCACTCGGCGCGCACCTGCGCGATCTCAACCTGATGCTGCGCGAGATCGGGCAGGGGCCGCCAGCCAACCGCATCATTCACGATGTGCCTTATGACGAAGATGTCGCCGCGGCGGATGAGGCCTTTGCCCGCAAGCTGGCGCTCAAGGTGCTGGAGGGCTCGTTCTCCGAACGCGGGCAGGCCGCGCGCGAACTCGACATGTTCGCCCGAAGGGTGACGGGTGTTGCAAAAGCCCGCCACGTCGCGGCCTTCGTCAAGATCCTGCTGGAAGCCAAGACGCCGATCATCCTCGGCGGCTGGCACCGCGACGTCTACGACATCTGGCTGGAGGAACTGAAGGCCTTCAACCCTATCCTCTACACCGGCTCGGAAACCCCGAAGGAAAAAGACGCGGCCAAGCGCGCCTTCATGAATGGCGACACCGATTGCCTGATCATGAGCTTGCGCTCCGGCGCCGGGCTCGACGGGCTGCAGCACCGCTGCTCCACCGTGGTGCATGGCGAGCTCGACTGGTCGCGCGAGGTCCACAAGCAGCTGGCAGGCCGTTTGCGGCCGCATTCGCGGCCCGACCCGATCACGGAAATCTACATCATCGCCGACGGCGGCTCTGACCCCTGCGTCGCTGCGGTGCAGGGCCTCAAAGCCTCGCAAGCCCGCGGCATCGTCGACCCCAAGCGCGGGGTGGAAGCGGTCGCGACCGACGAATCCCGCATCAAGGCGCTGGCGCGGATGTATCTGGAGCGACGGACATGACCGATCAACCCGCTACAAAACTCCACTGCCCGAAATGGTGGACCGTCGAACAGAAACAGCTTCTGGAACAGCTCCGCGCCGACAACGTCGACTGGTCCGAAGTCGCTGTCCGCTGCGGCCACACCATCGGCTCTTGCCGCACCACACTGACCAATATCAAGGCCCGGCGCATGGTGCGGGAGGATGCCGCCCCGAAGAAAGCCAGACGGCTTCCCTGGAGCATGGAAGAGGTTGCCGAACTCGTTCGCTTGCGCGAGATGGCAGGTCTGAACTTCAACGCGATCGACAAAATACTCAATCGCCGCAGAGGTTCGGCCGTCGTCAAATACCAGACGTTGCAGCTCGGTCCAGACCCGCAGCATGTCTCCGAAACCGGCGGGCGAGTGCATGTCACGCCAAAAGAGCAAGCGGAGTTCAAAGCCCTCAAGCTGGCGCAAAACCGCCAGAGCGACATTTCCCGCCTGCTCGGCGAGCCGCCGCCGGGCTATTCGGCGCTGGATCAAAAGCGCGCCAGCGGAGAGGCCCCGCGATGACCGACGCCCTCGCCAACGTCCCCGACGGCTACGTCGTCCATTTGCCGCCGCCCGCGAAACCCTCGCGGGTGCCGCATGTGCTGGGCCCTACCTCGATTGTGAAGCCGGAGAAGTCCGTCAGCGGCTTCGAACAGCACGAACGCACCTGCCAAAACTGTCCTGCCGTCAAGATCACCATCATCGGGGAGGGTGACAATCACCGCGCCTGGCGGAAGTCTGCCACCGCCGAACAGATCGAGACCTATGTCGAGCCGCCCTGCGGGGTAGCGCCGTGAAACACCGCTGGGGCGAAAAGGCCGTCATCTCCGCGCATAAAACCGAGCAGGAATGCATAAACGGCTGCGGCATCGTCAAGGTCAGGCGCCACGAGCCGCAGAACTTCCCGCCGCACTGGACCGAATTCTGGCGCGGGCTCGATCGGATCGAATGCAAGGGCACGCCGGCTTGTGAAGCCGTAAGCGCGGACGCATGAGCCGTCAGTCTTCCACCATCGCATGCTGGCACGTGGGGGCGATGTCGTCGCCCCGCGAGGCCATGATTGCGGGCGTTTGTCCCCGTTTTACCAGTTATCCACAGGTCGTATGAGCAACCCCCGTTTTTCGATCATCCCGGCCGGAGCGGTTACCGACCGCTCGCTGGAGCCGCGAGACCTGCAGGTGCTCTGCCTGCTCGGCCGGCACACCGACAAGGCCGGCTGGTGCGTGCGCAGTCAGGTCAAGATGGCGCAGGAGATCGACTGCGGCCGTGGTTCCGTGCAGCGCTCGCTGACGAGGCTATGCGAGGCCGGATGGGTGGAAACCAAACGCCGCGACACCAAGGTCGAGGCTGAAAACGGGCGTCCCTCTGCATCCCATGCATATCGCGTCAAGCTCGATCGCGACGATTTTGCCTTCGAAAGCATCACAAACGACGCCGAAGGCGAAGCCGAGGAGAGCTATGCGGAAACTGCATCCGATGGCCCTGAACAGGGGGGGGTGCCCACGGATGGGCACCCGGGTGCCCAGCCAAGGATGGGCACGGGTGCCCACGTAGAGATGGGCACCAAGAACGTCCCTTCTGAACAGTCCCCTCTTGAACGTGAGAGAGATGCGCGCGCGAGGGATCGGAAGGCAAGGTTCCTCGTCGACTTCGAAGCGAGGTGGCCAACGGCTGCCGCTGACAACCGCCAGCGAACCGCGTATGCCGCAGGCGAACTCGACGAAGCCGAGGAAGCGGCCGCATTGGCCGGCATCGCGCCCTTCCTCGAAAACCAGAAGCGTCTTGGCAGGAAAAATGTTCCGGCCGGCTGGCGCTACCTCGAAGAAAAACGCTGGACCCTGCTGGAACAGCCCAGCGCCACACCGGCAACGACATCCTGGCCGCGCGACAGCGTCGAAGCCAAGGCGCTGGCCGTGCTGCATGACCTCGCAGGCGTCGGGGAGTTCTTCCGGAAGGTCCACCGCCGCACCGACGGCACGGTCGACTATCGCAAGCCGGTGACCGCGAGGCTCCTCGCGCTGGCGCAAGCCCCGCAGCCTTCCGACTACGCCACGCTCGACCACAAGCAGGCCGGCGCATGGGAAGGGCTCTTGCGCGAATTTGTCACCGTGCAGGTGCGCAAGCACCTTGTGGCCGGCGATCGCGCGCCCTGGCCTTGGCCGCCGTCCAGCGATGGCAAAATCTATACCAGCGCCACCGGCCCGCCGGAGGTGACGATGACGGAACAGGATTTTGCGGAATTCAAGTGAGGCAACGGGAAGGCGAGGCGGAACATGCAGCCGGCGACCAAGCCAAAAGAAAAGATCAATCTTGACATCGAACTGTTGTTGCGTTGGGCCTATGTCGATGAACTGTCAAAACGGCAATCGTCCGCCGCTGAAGGCATCTGGGACCGCATTCTGGATTATTCCAATCACGGCGGCGTCGACAGCGGCCGGGGTGCCGCACAACGCTACGCGCATTTCGGGCTTCCGGACCCGGACGCCGAACGGGTGGAGCTGGCGGTATCAGCGTTAGGTGACACAGTGATCGATTGGGGTGTCCATTTCGAGGAAATCGCTGGCGATCTCGCCGGGCTCGTCTCGATCAACGATCTGTCGCCGCGGCACGAAGGGCGCGCGGCACCAAGGGGCAATTGGGGTGCGGCCGGACGGCGCGCCTTGAAGGGATTTTTCGGAGAAAATGGCACTCAACCCGCCCATGACCGGCCGCGCGATGTTCTGATGATGGGAGGCGTGAAAACCCGGGTGCTCGTCACCAGCCATGCCGTCAAAGGGACACGGCCCGGCTGGCGCGATGAGCAGCCTTATCCGACGATGACTATCGATCCCCAAGGCAGGAATATGGTGGTCGGGGAATGCCGCGGCAAAAACCTGTACACGACGGGCTCGCACTGTCCGCTCACCTGGTCACCGTCACCTTTGACCATCATTATGGGCCGGGCTGACTATTTTGCTTGGTATCAAGGGCTTCTTACGCTTTGTGCCACGATGGAACTGGAAAAGTTTAGCCCACTTCTGCCGAATGCGCCGCGATTGCCGTGGATCGACGATGAGGAAGCCAGATCACGCATCATCCCCGTGATGCCGACAGGCCGTAACGATGTCCGCGACTGGGGAGTACTGCCATTGGTGCCACCGCGCCCGCGCGCCGGCGCGCCACGCCGTCGTCAGAACGATCCGGGGACGAGTATTACTGATCCTTTTGTGTAGACCACCGATTTCGGGCTTGTGTTCGGGGTCGAATCATTGACATAAGGGCAACCATCGGAACTGTGTTTAACGAGCCCGCCCGGCACCCGCCGCGGCGGGCTCTCGCGTTATTGGTTTCGAGCCCATCTCGGGCGTTTCCTCCCAGACTTAGGGCCGCTCGCGTCGGTGTTGTTGCCCTCCGCGAGCGGCCCTCTTTCGCCCGCAGGACTCAACGGGAATCAGGATTGGGAATCAGGAATCACGATGCCGGCGCTATCGGACCCCAAGCTTGAAGCGTTCACCCAGGCGCTGCTCCTGAATATCGCCAATGGCATGCCGCGCAGCAAGGCTGCGGAGGCAGCCGGCAAACAGGCAGGCTATCGCGGGTCCTCACTGGGTCCGAATGCGCGCAAGCGCGCCAACCGCGCCGATGTCAAGGCGCGCATGATCGAACTCGCCGCGCCGCAGCTGGCGGCGGTGGAAGCCGAGATCGCGGTCGACGTGGCCAAGGCAAAAATGCGTCTCGGAGAGATTATCATGGCCAACGTCAATTGGGCCGAAACCGTGATGCCGAAAGACGTCATCAACGCTGTCCGGCAACTCGCCGCGATCGAAGGTTGGAACGCGCCGACAACGGTGAATCTGAACAAAAATGTATCCACTGACTGGAGCACAGACGAACTGGTCGCCTTCGTCGCTAACGCCGCAGCACGCCTTGATCGAGGTGAGGCGGCGGATCGAAGCGAAGCAGAGCCTGATCGGGTTCACTGAGTTTACCAATCCGCGCTACAAGACAGCTCATATTCACCGCGAGATCGCGCAGCAGCTGGAACGGGTCGAGCGCGGAGAGATCGACCGTCTGATGCTCCTGGTGCCGCCGCGGCACGGCAAGTCGGAACTGGCATCGCGACGTTTCCCCGCACGGTACCTTGGGCGGTTTCCGCATCGACAGTTCATCTCGTCATCGGCAACCGGATCGTTGGCTGAAGATTTCGGGCGCGATGTCCGCAACATCATAGGTAGCGCCGAATACAAGGTTCTGTTCGAAACGCGCCTTGCCGAAGACAGCCGGGCCAAAGGCCGGTGGAGCACGAACGAAGGCGGCTCGTATTACGCGATTGGTGTCGGCGCGGCTGTGATGGGCCGCGGTGCTCACGTCTTTATGATTGACGATCCGTTCGGAACGATGGCCGAAGCGCGCAACGAAACGCAGCGCAAAAACGTCTGGGACTGGTACACCGGCACGGTCTACAACCGGTTGGAAGAAAACGGCGCCATCGTTCTCATCAATCATCGGATGCATGAGGACGACCTCACGGGAATGCTGCGGGCGCAACAGGCTGCCGGCGGCGATCGATGGGAGGTCGTCGAACTGAAACCGGATATGGAATCCGGTACCGCACTTTGGCCGGAGAAGTATCCGATCGAGGCGCTGGAGCGGATCAGGCGCAACACCACGGCACAGGATTGGTCGGCGCTTTACCTGCAAAACCCGACGCCCGACGAAGGGGTGTATTTCAAGGCCGACTGGCTGCGGCCTTACGATAAACCGCCGGCCCGCGCCACGCTGATGGTCTACGGCGGATCCGACTATGCCGTGACCGACGATGGCGGCGACTACACCGTTCATGTCGTCGTCGGCATGGATCCAGAAGAGAGGATGTATCTTCTGGATTTATGGCGCGGCCAGAAGCAGGGCGATGTCTGGATCGATGCTTTCTGCGACCTTGTGCTTGAGTGGAAACCGATGGGGTGGGCCGAAGAAACCGGCCAGATCAAATCGGCGATCGGTCCGTTTCTTAATCGACGGATGAATGAGCGAAAAGCCTATGTCTCTCGCGAGCAGTTCTCGACGCGGACGGGAAATAAGGCAGTCCGCGCTCAATCGATTCGCGGCCGCATGGCGCTCAACGGTTTGTACGTCCCGTTTTCGGCGCCATGGTATCCCGCCTTGCGCAGCGAACTATTGAGCTTTCCGTCCGGGAAGCATGACGACCAGGTCGATGCGCTGGGGCTTGTTGGCCAACTGCTCGATCAGATGATAGCCGGCCTTAAACCGCAAAAACCTGACGTCGACAAGCGCGACGCCTACCGCGACTCTAGCGACGACCGCTATTCGGACTCAACCGCGACGCTGTGACGGACAACCAACGGAGAGAGCCATGACGAACGACGAAGTGACCGCCAAGATTGCAGGAACCGCGCCGATCGAGGCGGCGCCAGCTGGAGCGGAAGCCGAGCCCAGCGTGCACGACCGCGCCCATGCCCTGGTCGCGGAGTTCGAACACGCCATGGCCAACAACGCGCCGGTGACGCTGCCGATGATCCGGGAGTTGAAGGCGCTGCTAGACGTCGCGTGACGCGGCACATGCCGGAAGACGACCACGGCGAACTGCCGGTCTGTGACCCGCTTCTCGAACCCGACAACCGGACGAGTGGCGCGACGTTTGCGACGACCCAACCGATGATCCGCACAGCGAGGATGATGATGGCTGAAACCCCCGTCGCCCCCAACAACAAGGAAGTGGATTTCAAGGCCAAGCCGGTCAGTGAGCCTTCCACCGTCACCAGTGCCGCGCCGGTCAAGTCGCTGTCGCCACGCGGTCGCAAGAAGGCAAAGCGCGCGATCAAGCGCGGCATGATCTCGGAGAAGGCGGCCAAGAAGCATTTCGGGGACGGCTACTGAGATGGTGACCGAACCGCCGCTCGGCAGCCGCATGCATGCCTACGGCGTGGTGCTCAAGGGCGCGCTGAGCGGCACGCGCTGGATCGAATTCCTCCAGGCGGTAGCGCAAGCCATCGGCATGAATGCGGTCGCGGAGCCCGCGGTGTGGACCTATCCGGTCGAAGGCAAGGGCGGCACCGGGCAGACCATCGTGCTGCCGATCACCGAATCCTTCCTCGCGCTCGACACATGGGCCGATCATGACGGCGCGTATCTGTTGGTGTGTTCGTGCCGGGAGTATTTTTCCGCCGACATCGACAAGGTCACAATCGCGTTCGGGCTGAAAGCGGAGATTGTGACTGGCCGGCGCTTTTACGCGGAGCTAAATCTAAAATGAAAATCATAATTGAGAGCATTCCGCACGGTGATCATCGCTATTCGACACTCGGCGACTATTGGCGTGATGATGCCGGTGTTTTGCAAATCCGTGTCAGTGAGATGAGTGACCCTCGCGATATGGTTCTTTGCGCGCTGCATGAGTTGGTCGAAGTTCTGATCTGCGAACATAGGAGTATCAGCGAGCCTGACATCATGGCCTTCGACGTCGCACATCCCGACGCTGAAGAGCCCGGCGAACTGAAGGATGCGCCCTATCACAAAGAACATGTGTTCGCCGAAACGATAGAGCGGCTGACGGCGCTCCAGCTTGATCGCGACTGGAACGACTATACCTACGCCGTCGCATCGCTGCCGTGGTGAAATAGGCCGGATGTCCGAAAACCTGAAATCCAAATGCTGCTTGGTCTGGGACAACGGCATCTTTACCGAAATCGCCGTGACGCTCGCAAAAGACTTCGGCCGCGTGCTGTACTACGTGCCCTGGACCTCCGGCATGCCGAAGTCGAACGCGCTTCTGATCGGCCACGGCGTCGAAGGGATCGAGCGGATCTCCTCGCCCTGGCCGTATTACGACGAGATCGACCTTTGGGTGTTTCCCGACGTCTATGAAGGTGAGTTGCAGGACTGGCTGGTATCGCAGAAAAAGCGGGTCTGGGGCTGCCGGATGGGCGCCGAACTCGAGCTGGACCGGCCCAAGTCGAAGGAAGCCTCAAAGAAGCTCGGCATCGATATCGGACCCTACAAAGTCATCACCGGGCTCGCGGCGCTGCGGACCTACCTGAAGAACAACGACGACCAATGGGTCAAGATTTCGTCCACCCGCGGCGACATGGAAACCTTTGGCGCCAAGTCTTACGAGAAGGTCGAACCCCGGCTTGACGAACTCGAACACAATCTCGGCGCCAAAAAGAAGATCATGGAATTCACCGTCGAAGCCGGCATCAACGATGCGGTCGAGACCGGTTACGACGGCTACTGCATCGACGGCAAGTTTCCAAAGGGCGCGATGACCGGGGTGGAGGTCAAGGACGAAGCCTATCTGATGAAGACGGTGAGCTGGCGCGAGCTTCCCGATCAGGTGCGCAGCGTCAACGCCAAGCTTGCGCCGGCCTTGAAGAAATACGGCTACCGCGGCTTTATCTCGACCGAGGTCCGCTGCACCGAAGACGGCAAGGCCTACCTGATTGACCCTTGCTGCCGCGCCGGCTCGCCGCCGAACGAACTCTACCAGGTCATGATGGCCAACCTCGCCGACGCGATCTGGTACGGCGCCCAAGGCATCGTGATCGAGCCGGAATTCAAAGCCAGATGGGGTGCGGAAGTCTTGCTGATCTCCGAATGGGCGGATCAGAACTGGATGCAGGTTTCGTTTCCGGCAAAAGTCCGCGACAACGTCAAGCTGCGCAACTTCTGCCGGATCGAGGATCAGTACTACGTCATTCCGCAATGGACCGGGTCAGCCGAAATCGGCGCCGTGGTCGCGCTCGGCGATACGCCTGATCAGGCGATTGCCGAATGCAAGCGCATCTGCGAGCTGGTCGAAGGCCATCTGTTGTCAAAGCCGGTCGATGCGCTCGACATCGCCCGCGAGCAGCTGGACGAAATCCTGGGCCCGGACAAGCCGAAGTCGAAGACCGAAAAACAGGCCGAAGCGCTGCACGCCAAGGGAAGCATCTCGGACAAGCAGTTCGAGAAGATGGTTGCAAAGGATTGACCATGCACAGCTACCGCAGCGCGCTTTGGTACCACCGCGCGGGGTTTGTCATGTTCGAAATGTTGCGCTTGAACGGATATAGCCGCTTCGAAGCTTTTGTCTGCCTCCTGGCACATCGCGTGTGCGAGACGCCGATCTATTGGCATCCCAAGCGCGAGCGGGAACGCCTTCGTGCTGCGCGCCACGCATAACCTGTCGCGCTCCGAACTACGGCGATTGAGACGTTTGCGAGGGATGTTCTAACCATGGCTGAAGGCAAGGGCATGACGAAATCGTCTCCGAAGGGCAGCAAGAAAACGGAAGGCCCGGACCCATGGGAAGTCCGCGACGCCATGCACACCTTGCTGCGCGCCGGCGAGATCGTGAAGGACAAGAAGATGCTGGCGCTGGTCCGACAGGAAGCCAAGAGCCACGCCAGCAAGATGCGTGACGTCGCGGACCAGGCTGGCCAGCTTGCGATGATGGGCCGCATCTCGCCGAAGCAGATGGCGAAGCTGGGCTCCCGCTGACATGCCGCAAGCCTCCGCCCAGTTCCAACGCGACAACGCGCGCCGCGGTCAACAGGACAACAACCCTGTTGAGGACAAGCGCGACCGCGCCCGCAATTTCGACGACGAAAGCGATATGTTTCTTTCTGTCCGCACGCTGCGGACGCAGTACCTCGATTATCTCGACAGCAAGGTCGACGAAATCGAGGAGCAGAAGGATTCAAGGCGGTACTTCCACGGCGCGCAACTGACAGCCGAGCAGCTCCGGGTGCTGCAACGCCGTCACCAGCCGGTCCAGATCTGGAACGAGGTCGGGCGCAAGATCAACGGCATCGTAGGTCTGGTCGAGCGGATGCGCTGCGATCCGAAGGCGGAAGGGCGCAACCCGAAGAGCGAAGAAGGCGCCCAGATCGCAACGGAGTCGATCCGCAGCGTGCTGGATGGCAGCCAGTTCAAGACATCAACCGGCTACTGGTGTCTGTTGCAGACGGCAATCGATGCCATCGGCGGGGTGCAGCTTGTTTTGCAGAAGGGTGACAAGGGCGACCCGGACGTCGGCGTGCACTGGGTGATAGGCGACGAATATTTCTATGATCCGCGCTCGTACCAGTTCAACTTCAAGGACGTGCGTTACGAGGGCATCGCAAAGTGGCTCGATCTGGATTCCGCGATCGAGATCTTTCCCGAGAAGGAAGACGAACTCGAAGGCCTGTTCGCCGGTGACAGCGATCTCACCACCAATTCCGATCGCGAGATCAAGTGGATCATCTCGACCACCAAACGGCTGCGGATGGTCGAACACTGGTACAAGTACAAGGGCCGCTGGTGCTGGGCGTTCTATGTCGCCAACACGCTGCTCGACCAGGGCGTCTCTCCGTTTTTCGACGAGAGGGGCAACAGCGCGTCCTCGTTCGAAATGTTCTGCGCCGCGATCGACCATGACGGCGACCGCTATTCGTTCGTGCGCACCTTCAAGGGACCGCAGGACGCGCTGAACCAGGGCAAGTCCAAGACGCTGGCGCTGGCGAATTCGCGCCGGATCAAGATGGAAAAAGGCGCGGTCGACGATGTCGAGATCGCCCGTCGCGAAGCGGCACGACATGACGGCGTTCTGGAGGTCAACCCGAACAAGATGTTCGAGATCCAGGATACCCATCCGGACATCGCGACGTTCTCCGCGTTCACTGATTCCGCCAAGACCTGGCTGGATGGGTTTGCCAATTCCAATATGGCAGCCGCCGCGGGCGTGGGCCTCACGAACCTTTCCGGCAAGGCGCTGGAACTGTTGCGCCAGCCGGGCATGGCCGAACTCGGCCCGTTCGTGATGGCGCACCGGATGTTCAAGATCGGTCTCTACCGGAAAATCTGGACTGCCGTGCAGCGGCACTGGAAAGCCGATCGCTGGATCCGGGTCAACTCGAACGAGAAGCTGGCGCAGTTCATTCAGTTGAACGGGCTCGACGTCGACGAATGGGGCCGGCCCACCATCATCAACGCCGTCGGCGCGCTCGACGTCAACATTGCACTCGACGAAGGTCCGGACATCATGTCGATGATGCAGGAAACCTACGAAATGTTGAAGGGCTATCCGCCCGGAACATTCCCGCCGCAGGTCCTGATCGAGATGAACCCGAACATCCCGCGCAGCGAAAAGGACCGGCTGTTGAAGATGATGGCCCCGCAACAGAAACCGCCGGACCCGATCGCGGAGATGGCCAAGCGCCTGCATCTGGAATCCCTCGCCGGCAAGAACGCCAAGACCGCGGCAGAGACGCAAAAGACGCTGGCGGGAGCAGACCAATCGGCCGCAACTGCGGAAGAAAAGCGCGCCGGCATCGGCCATCGCGAAGCGGGGCTGCATCTGGGCGCTGCCGAGTTTGTGCGGGATTCGATGTTCGAAGCCCACAAGGTGATGGCGCCGTTTTTGGCGCAGCAAGGACAGCCGGGGCCGGGCGCACCGATGCAGCCACAACCACAGCCTGCGCCAATTGGCGCAGGCGTCTGATCAAGGAGAACGTGATGCGAAAGATGCTGCTGGCGCTTGCCGCGCTGCTATGCCTGCAGGCCCTGCCGGCGTTGGCGCAGTCGCTGCAGCCGATACCGGTGTCCTACCTGTCAGCGGCAACGACCAATTCGACCCTCATTTCAGGCGCCGGGCAGAACGTTTTGAAGTGGCTCGTTGCTGGCAATACGACGGCCGTCGTCTATTACCTCAAGGTTTACGACAAGGCGACGGCGCCTGTCTGCGGCACCGATATTCCGATCCTGCGCATTCCGGTTCCGCCGAGCACGGCCACCAACGGCGGCGTGACGGCGCTGAGCTTCGATGACACGCGCTTTACACGCGGCATCGGGTTCTGTCTCACCGCGGCTCTGGCGGACAACGATACAGGGGTCGCCGCGGTCGGTGTCGCCCTGAACTTCGGCTACCTCTGGCAATAATATGTCCCTCAAAGTCAAAGGTCCGCCCGCGCCGCTGCCGATGCTGAAGAACGCCGGCAACGCGCCGCTGGTCTATTTCGACAGCGTTCCGGCCTATGGCACCTGGGGCGGTAACGTCGAAGTTGAACTCGCCGCGCGCATGCTGATGCCAAAGCCGGACGGCAGCGTGATGGTGGACATGGCCTGCACGTCGCATCTTCGCTGTTCCCCAGCCGCTGCCATCGTGCTGATCGACGCGCTGACAAAAGCGCTCGACATGCTGTCCAAGGTACAGAGCGAGTAGAGCAAGACGCTCGCGAATTAAGGTTCGGTCAGCGCCACCAGACGGCGCGCGGCATTTCGGGTTTTGCCGGCTTTTCAAAACCCTGCGGCAGGCGTCCTCCATACGGCGCAACGCTTTCATTCCGGTCCAGGCGTTGCGCTTCGCAAAGTCGTTTTGCGGAGCGTGAAGTGGGCTGCGGTAGGCGCCACCATACGGCGAAAACGTAAAGGCATCATCATGGCTAAGATCAGGGAAGTCGACGCTATCTCCGATGCGATCATCGAAACGGAACGAGAGATCGCCGGCGAAGCGTGGGGCGAGGAAGAGACCGAACGCGACGACAGCGGGCGCTCATTGGAGGAAATGGGCGAGGGTCTGGAAGGGCAGCACGAAGCGGAGGATGACGACGAGCTCGACGGCGAGGAGCCCGAAGGCGACGAGGAATCCGAAGGCGAGGGCGAGAAAAAGTCGGAGCCGATCGCTGCCAAGGATGGCAAGGGCGAGCCGAAACCGGGTGCTCAGGAGCAACCGGAAGGCGGGCGTGTGCCTTCGGGCGAGTACCGCAAGGTAGCCGAGCGCGCACGCGCCGCGGAAGCCGAACGCGATGCGTTGAGAGAGCAGATTGCAAAGTCAAACGGCGACAAGTCGCTGGCCGATCGGCTCGATCTGGCGATGCGGGAGATCAACGATCTCAAGCGTGCGCCCCGCGAAGCACCAAAGCCTGCCGATCCGCCCAAGGTCGAAACCGTTCCGGATATCTTCGAAGACCCGAAGGGGTTTGTCGAGCATTTGACCAAAGGGTTTCAGACCCAACTCAACCAGCGCGACGCGAAACTAGAGGAAAACCGCGTCGAAACCTCCATGGCGATTGCGCACGCGTTCCATAAGGACACCTTCGAAGGTGCCTTCAGGGCGCTGAGCACCCTTCCGATCAACCCTGAAAATTCCTCGGTCGTGCAACGGATCTATCGCTCGCCCAATCCGGGCGAAGCGCTGATCGCGTGGCACAGGCGGAACGAAACTCTCGCGCGCGTCGGCGATGACCCGGCGAAGTACGAAGAGAATATCCGCAGGGCCGAACGTGAAGCCCTGATGAAAGACCCCGAGTTCAAAAAGCAGCTGATCGCCGAATTTCGCGGCGACGCTGAAAGGGGTGACAACGGCCAACCGCGTACCACCACCCGCCTGCCGCGAACGTTGAACGGCGCCTCCGGCTCCAATCTCGGAGTCGATCGAGGAGACCCGCACCAACATGAGGATTCCGAGCAGGCGATCGCTGAATCAGTCTGGCGCTAAGACTTAAGCGATTTTCCAAAATGTCGATGCCTGCGCGTCGCTTGAAGTGACGCAGCAAGGCCGGTTTGCAATCTAACGCCGTCTTGGCGCGGGCCTTAACAAAAGGACCGCCACCATGGCGCTCACGACAACTGCTGCGAACAACAAATTCATCAAGTTCCGAAAGGAAATGTACCGGGAGTACGTCCGGGAGAATCTCTATTCCGCCTATATGGGCACGGCGATGAATTCGATCATTCGGATCATCACCGATCTCGACAAGGGCGGCAAGAACGGCGGCGAGCAGATCAATATTCCGCTGCGCGCCCGCCTCAACGGCCAGGGCGTCGGCTCCGGCACGCTGCGCGGCAGCGAGGAAGCGCTCGACAACCAGGGCACGCGGTTTTTCGTCGACTGGACCCGCAACGCCGTCACCATCAACAACGCCGACGAGCAGAAATCCTCCGTCGACCTCTACGCCGAAATCAAGCCGGCGCTGGTCGACTGGGGACAGGAAAAGCAGCGCGACGAAATCGTCGACGGTTTCTATGCGCTGCCCTCGCAGGCGGCGCCCGCAGGTCTTGGTTCTGCCGCCGGCCAGCGCGTCAACGGCATCCTGATGGATGCGGCGACGGCTGCCCAACGCAACACCTGGATCACCGACAACGCCGATCGCATCCTGATCGGTTCGGGCAATACCGCGAACCTGACACCGGGTAACTTCGCAGCCTCTATGGGTGCCATCACCGCCG